CTACTTTCCAAAGACGTTAATTTGCCTGGGCGTTTTGGCCATTACCTGCTCAAGCGCAATTTTGGCTTCAAGTTCGCTGAAAGTATTTTCAGAGATAAATGAATCATCATCGCCGCAGATTGAATCGAGCGGAACTGCCAGCACGTTCCCCATGCGTTTATTAGCCGTTTCTTCACGCTTCAACGTCGTCAGCCGATTATACAAGCTAGCCTTGAAATAGCAGCCGTAAGTTGCTTTCGTCGTTGTCTGATTGTAGCTGAGAGCCGTAGAGCAGCAGATAATATAAGCCTCTTGAAGCAAATCGTCCCGATCCAAAGTTCTGAAATGAAACGAAGTGATCGCCCTAATAACCAACGGCTTGTATTTTGCAAACAGCTCTGCCAATGAGTCCTCGCAATGGTACTCCTTAAATCGTCGAAGCAATTCTTTCGTTGCTTCATCTTTGTTTTGAGTCATGATAATGCCCCCTTATAAATATTCCTGTCGTGACTTGAATGTCACGAATATAATATAATTCTTTTTAAGTATTTTGTCAGCGTTTTTTCATCTTAGAACACCATTTTTAATAATTGTGTAATATTAAAGAAATAAAGTAACAACTAAGTCTGTTTTTTTGTAAAAAATGAATTTGACAATTTTATCATGAAACGGTGGTGAATAGTCTTATCGGTTTCTGGTGTAGTAAATTTGAAGAGACTTCTTAATCACTCAATTTTAGAGAATTGGAGCTCCAAATTGATTAAAAAGTCTATTGAGACTTATTTTGTTTCGTGAGTACAGAGATTGTGTAAGGAACTTTAAAAAGATGATACGAAATCAAAAAATTGCAATAGGGGGGCTGTATTAGGAAAGTATGATGAAACCGAAGAAAAGGAAGTTTTATTTGCCAGAAAATCATCATTTAAGGTCGTAAAATACTCCTTAGAGGAACGCTCAGATAACAAATCAGTTCCGATTATAGAGGTGGTAGAAAATGAATAAAAAGCCTTACTCTGACAGAAGATGGTATGATGCTGATTTTGAAACTGTAATGAACCTTAAACCGCTTAAACATTCTGAAGAATATAAGAAAAATGCAAAGGAATTTTTCAGCGGGCTGTTTGTCAGAGAATTCAAAGAAGATTTACCCGTAGAATTACAAACTTCTGAGAAGGAGGATACTAACAGCTAATAACGATTACTTTTCAGCAGCTTATAAAATTTTGTCTTATCTTAAATATTGTTACGAAAACGGAGAAATTCAGATACCAATATTTTACGGAAGACGTTACCTTTCCAAGACGAGAGGTTTCAACACTGGTGGCGAAATCAGCGTTCAGCCGACGATTTCCGACAGCGATTACCACGTAAGCGGCGGAAACGCAGACTTGCAAGGATGGCTAGGAAGCTACTAAAATAATAAAAGCACGCTCATTATCGGGCATGCTTTTTTTGTCAAAAATATGATTTTGATGCATAATATATTAGCAACGAGCTTCAGGGTGACAACCGTGCTTTTTGATAGAAAGAGGTGATTGCTATGATTGCTAAAAACTTGAGAAAGGACAAGCGGTCGGTGGACAGATTAATATCCATCTTTTCAGCCGTCATATCGCTATGCGGTTTTGTACTGTCGTTATTGACGTACATTGACGACAGAAAAAAATAGTCGCCCCAACCGGTCAAAGTTCAGGGGCGACTATTTTTAAATGATAATAAAGGTCGTCACTGTGAAGTGACTTGCACAGGTCTTGTCAAACAATCGACAAGACTTTTTTTGCGTCTTTATTATAACATCAAACTGCTTTTGTGACCAACAAAAATTACGGTTGGTAAATTATTTTGAAATTTTCTTTGTCTATGCTTGAGATATTGTTGCGAACAGCGCAACAATAAAAAAGTGCACTGGCTGCCACCAATGCACAAGTTTAATTTAGAGGTGATATCCTTGAGGGTGTACTCTAATGCGCTTGGCTGGTGGTGTACTGCAATACACCAGAACAAAAAGCGCCCCTGCTAGACTATCAGCCTAATTGTTGAATATAGTATATTCACTACTGCTATATATATTATAGCACGGTTTAGCGACTTGAACCATTAATATAATATAAAAAACGCCCTGAAAAGGCGACTAGTGGTTCGACGGTAGCACATACCGCTTACACGTTAATTCGATTTCCACGAGTATACAGCGTATCTCTACCTACAATATGTATTATAAACTTTATCAAGGTTGTGAAACGCTTGTTTAGCAACGTTTCAGTATGTATTTTTTGTTGAACGACAACTCAAGTCTTTTAGAGATAATGGCTATAAGTTCTGTAAATGGCACGCAGAGCCTAGTGCTTGTAATATTTGCAAAGAAATCGCTGAGAATGATAATGGTTATGGAGTAGGTGTTTACCGTGCAGATGAAGTTCCTAGCCTGCCTGCTCATCCTAACTGCAGATGTGTTCTGGGTGCTTACTGGGTGGATGAAGAGAAGTATCTATTACAAAATGAGACGACAAAAATAACTCAAAAAGATTTAAAAAATAATCTAACTGTAGATAGAGATTTAGTAAATTCAAAGTCTTTTCATGATAAATTTGAAAGAATGAATTTACGAAAATCTGTGAAAGAAATGTTATATCAAACAAGTCTTGAAATGTTGGAACATAGAGATGGAACTAATAGCGAAGATATAGCAGCTATAGATATTAGAATTGGTAATAGATTGTTCTTTAACATGAGTACTATTGATGAATCAAAAGTAAATCCAACTCTAGAAGAGTACAAATTAATTGAAAATAATGATGATAAAGTGATTTTAATTCACAATCATCCATTAAGTGGTCGTCCTTCATGGGCTGATATAAAAACATTGCAGTTAGGCAAGAAATACATTGATAGATCTATTATTAAAGGAAATGTTACTGAAATATCTTTGTCTAAGAGAAATAAAGATATTATGAAAATGCTTGAAAAATGGTATAATTACTATGTAAGAGATGGATTTACAAAGCAAGGATCGATTTTAAAAGCAACAGATAAACTGTATGAGGAGAAGGTGCTCCGCTATGTCGAAAGATGAACAAAGGCTAACATGGATGGCTATTGATGATACTTATTGTGTGTCTCCTGAAGAAGAAAGAAAAATACTGGATAGAATTAATAAAAAAATAGAGAGTAACTTTGAATTTAAGAAAAGAGAAGAAGCAACAGATAAATATTTAAAAGATCATAACATTATATAAAGCATTCACAAAATTATTGTGGGTGCTATTTTTATTATACGCCACTGCTTAGAGTTATAGACGACCAGCAATAGCCGTCTTTTTTATAAGGAGAATTAATCGGAGTCTTATAAAATTAACTACGCTTTACGAAATAACGAAATACTTAGTGAAGCGCAAAGAAAATTAGTTGCGAATTTAGATAATGCAATTGATAAACTGCCTAAGTATTCTAGCAAGCCCCCTCTTTATCGTTCCTACAGTAACGTTTTAGGCTTTGACAGCATGAAGTTTGCGATTGATGTTGGAAATAAAGGGGTTTTAAGCGATTCGGCTTCTTTCTTTACTTCAACAGATATTTATGACCCGAACGATGATCTGAGAGTTATCATCTTAAAAAGCAAATCGGAAGCAGTTTTAGGAAAATATGATGAAACCGAAGAAAAAGAAGTTACGTTTTCTAAAAATACAGTTTTTAAAGTGGTAAAATGTTACACTGAAAGACGTGAAAATGATAAATTGGTTCCGATTATCGAGGTGACTGAAGTTGAATAAAAAGCCTTACTCTGATAGGAGATGGTATGATGGTGATATTGAAGCCGTTAAACGATTAAAGCCCCTTAAGCACTCAGAAGAGTATAAGAAGATGGCAAAAAAGTTTTTGAGCGAGCTATACGGTAAGGAATTAAAAGATGAAGACTTGCCGGAAGAACTGAGACCTGCAAAAGCAAATGACAAAGATAACGAAGATGACAAGTAGCAAATAATATTCAAGACGGGGTCAACCGTCTTTTTTTATGCCCTTTAACCACTACGGCGTTGAGTGGTGTCAGTGGACTGCAGAGCCAAAGGCATGTCGGACGTGCGCAGAGTATGCCGGACATAACGGCGGTGTTTACCGCGTCAAGGACGTACCGACACTGCCTGCACATCCTAACTGTCGGTGTGCACTGTCTGCATACTGGAAAGATGAAAAGAAAACAATTGTTAAAGGAGAATCCGGGGCGATTCTAGAAAGAAATAAGCATATTGATGATTTCATTCCAGAATTTAAGGAAGAAGAGATTGCTAAGGCCTTATATTTAGAATTCGCTCAAAGGAATCGCAAAGATAGCGTTAATAAAATTAGTAAAGCTTCTGCAATGCCAGTAAAGGATGCTAGTGAAGTTTATGCTCATATTTTTGAAGATAAACATTTAACGGTTGATAAAAACGGTAACTTAGTGCAGGCGTACTTTGATCCTAATTATGAGATGTCTCAGTCGTTTAGCAGAATTTTTAATGGTACCGGGATAATTAAAAATGATATAATTGTGTTGAGACATGAGTTATACGAACGGAAGCTTATGAAATCTAACCCTAAAATGACATATTATGAGGCTCACGAATTGTCAAAAGAAAAGTGACTATAAAGGTGGTGATAGCTAATGATGGTTGAAATGATTTTGCTTGATAATAACGATAAATCTGTAACATATGAAGTTAGGAATCATGATAAAAATATAAAAATAGATAATATCACAGTTAATAAACACGATAAAAGCTATGTACTTGAATCAGGAAAAAAGATTGATAATCAATTTGTTAGCTCCACTTACAGGGTGATTTTGAAATGTTTGGAGGATGGAAAATATCCCAAGTCATATGCAAATGGCTGGGGATAGATAAGGCGGATTAATAATTTTAAGACGACTATTGCTAGTCGTCTTTTTTAATGCCCTTTTTCCGAGTTGCAGGGCTAAAAGAACAAGAGATTGGATAATTCAAAATATCCAAAGTGATGAGGAATTTAACGCTAAGCTTAAAGAATATTATGATAGAGCAATCTTGAACATAAATCGTACTATTGAATCTGAATTATCTAGGTTAGCTATAAAAGAGAATATAGATATTAATGAACTTAAACAGAGGGTAAAAGACTTTGACGTTCAAGAATATAGTATTGAGGCTAAACGAATTGTTGAAGAAGCTGATAAGTTAAGAAAACATGGTCGCAATGTAACTTATGAAGATTTTAGCAAAGCGGTTAACGAAAGATTACGCCTGTACAATGCGACAATGCGAATTAATCGGCAAGAATTATTGAAATCTTTAATAGGTTTAAATCTAATTGAACTTGGTGCAAATGTTGATTCAAGCTTGAGACGGAAACTAACTAATGATTATACGGATGAGATCACTCGACAAGCTGGTATCTTAGGCGAATTTAAACATCCGATCTGGACAAGTAAAGAAGTTGCCAAAATCGTTATGGCTCAAACGGGCAGTGCTAATTTCAGTAAGCGTATTTGGACTAATCAGGATGCACTAAAAGCTCGTTTAGATGCATCGCTTAGCGTAGCACTTATTCAAGGTCAAAATCCTAGAAAAATGGCTCAACAATTACGGGATTTAGTCTCTAAAGAAGTTACTAATGCTAGATATGCAACAGAACGAATTGCTAGAACTGAAAGTGCTAGAGTTCAAACCCAAGCACGACTTAAGTCTTTTAGAGATAATGGCTATAAGTTCTGTAAATGGCACGCAGAGCCTAGTGCTTGTAATATGTGCAAAGAAATCGCTGAGAATGATAGTGGTTATGGAGTAGGTGTTTACCGTGCAGATGAAGTTCCTAGCCTGCCTGCTCATCCTAACTGCAGATGTGGTTTAGGTGCTTACTGGGTGGATGAAAAGGATAGAGCAGAAGCATCTAGACTAGAACGAAAGAAAAATACTGAGAAGCGAGTCACTATTAATAAAGAAAAACAGCGTAAACTAACGGCTGAATTCAGAAAGAACGGTGGCAAGGTAGCGAAGCTGAATACTATTTGAAAAGCCGAGGAGCTACCGCGATGACTTTAGGTGATGCAACGATTGTCTTACAAAATAAACCTACGATAAGTGAAGTTTTAGAAGAATTGTACCATATTGAACAATTTAAAAACGGAGAAATAGATGACGATATTTCTAAATATAAGGCAGAGATAGAGGCGCAAAATTACTTGTTATCGGTAGAAAAGATGTATAATATACCTAGAAGAGAGATAGAAGAAACTAAAAGAAATTTGAATTACTGGAAAGGAAAGCTGGAAAATGAAAATAAGTGAAGTATATAATACCTCTTTTTCGACTGTAATTGTAACTGATAATAAGCTTCCAGAGAAGCTTCTAGGGAATTTGGTAGTAATAGATAATAGAAAATATAAAGTTACAGGAGTGCCAACTAATGATAATTATTCATTTATGATTGATGAAATGGAAAATTTTAAAGTAGGACAAAAAGTTGAGTTTATTTTATAAGCATTCACATAGAATAATGTGGGTGCTTTTTATTTTTGGAGGAAATTATGGATAATGGAAAATTTATAGATATATGTAAAAATGAAGTGGTTAAATATACTAATGATCATTTAGATAAAACAGATGGTAAACAGATTAGTTCAGATGATGTTTATGTAGTTTGGTTAACTAAGGTTTTACAAAGTAATAAAGCTTTATTATCAACTACATTGTTTGATGGTATGTATTATGAATTAACATATAACGGAGATAAAAACGAATTGTACATTGATGTGTACAAAAAGTTTGAAAATAAAGGATTAGTATTAGACGACTAGCAATAGCCGTCTTTTTTATAAGGAGAATTAAAATGAATGATTACAAATCAAGAATGAAACAAGAATATTTAGAATTAACAACTAGAATTAGTAAGTTACGTCGAATGATTGTATTAGCTAAAGCAGATAAGCTAGAATTTAAGCTAAGTTGTAAGGATGAATTGTTAGAAGAACAATTAGAGGCTATGGAAAAATGTGCTCTGGTGCAAAAAATAAAGGCTCTGCATTTTGACAGAGTCTTGTATTCATAATGTTGCATAAAAATTCTTAAGAAAAATCCATCCCCGAGGTTACGGACAACAAGACAACACTTTAAACAATCATAGATAATCATAAAAAAATAAAACACCGACTTAACGGTGTTTTAAAATCATAAATCATTATAAAATGTTATAAGAAAGCCACTTACCGGCTTGATATATGTTGATATATCAACGTTTATAAGGGGAAATGTCACCAAAGTGTCACCAAGGTTCAAAATTTGATGCTATTCTGCTATCCGATGGCTTGTCTCGATCCCAACATTATTCAGGATATTTTCGATGTCGTCATCCGCTTTTTGTCTCAGTTCATCAATCAAGTATGCATATCTGCGAGTAGTGGTTGTCAAATCAGAATGGCCTAGCCTCTTGCTGATGGCGTATATATCCACACCTTTGTATAAGAGCAGGGCAACGTGGCTATGTCTAAGAGCATGGAAGTGATAGCTTGGCTTATTTATGCCTAACTGCCGCAAAGACTTCCGAAGCGTTTTGTTGCACCCTGCCGATGTAGGTATAGTTCCAGAAGCATTACAGAATACCATTCCGGAGTGATTGGATTTTAGCTGAGCGATGATATCAAGCAGCTTGCTGTTAACCCTGATGATTCTGGTTGATGATTCAGTCTTGGTTGGGATATACTTCTTCAACACAAAGTCCCAAGCCTTATTGATGTCAATCGTCTTCCAGTTGAAATTGATGTCGTCCCATGTCAGCGCTGCTATTTCCTGTAACCTCATTCCGGTCATGATAGCTGTATAAATCATATAGTAGCTGGTATATCTTGGATCTAGCTTACTTTCAAGGTATGCAGCCAACTTGTTTATTTCATTAACATTAAGATAATCGACTTTGTGTTCTCTGTCAGAATTCCAGACCAGTTCAACGTTCTGTGTAAAATCCTTAGTGATCAGGTCGTCAAGAATAGCGGACTTGACACACGATCTGATGATGGAGTTGGTCTTCTTGACAGATTCAGGGGCGTGGTAAGCTCCGTACTCATTGATAAACCTCTGGTAATCTCTGCGTGTAATTTCATCAATTTTCCTAGAACCATAAAACTCGGCGAGTTTAGATTGAATTACCCTATATTTACCGGCCGTGATGTAAGATATTTTGTTTTCTTTGTATGTTCGGAACCATTCGTCAAAATACTGCGCGAACGATACAGATTTATCGGTGATTGTCGAATCGTCTTTTTTTATCTCCATGGATCTGGCCCATCGGCTAGCTTCAGCTTTCGTGGAAAATCCAGCTTTAGATTTGAATCGTCTTGTTCCAGTGGAATCATACCAAGACACACGAACTCTCCATTTATCGTTTAATTTAGTTATAGATGCCATGATAATTCCTCCTTCATAAATAAAAACTTATGTTCCCTTAGACGTATTTTTAAACCCGTCAAAATCGACGGGTTTAATACTAGATTTGCAAGAGGTTAACCTTATCAAATGAATCGACTAATGTATTATTATTGGCAAAAAGATACTCTTCTGATTTACGTTTTTTTCCGGCCGAGTAATTTAGACTATACTTATAAGCTTTAACATAAGGTGAATATAAATGCCTTATATCCTCCTCTAAATCATAGGTTGTTATCCATTTGTAATTATTACTGAACTTTAGAATGTTATTAGCTAATATTGAATGGTCATTTCGGTCTACAAAAGACAGATACAAATTTTGACCTTGTTTAAAGTATGGGGGATCATAAAAGATAAATGTACTATGATGGTCATACTGTTTCAAATTATTAGCAATAAACTCATTGGCATCTAAATTATAAATATGGATTTTTTCTTTGAAATTATGAATGTTTTCAATTTTTTTAAGTAAGCTTTCTTTGTTAAAACGACAGTCTAATTTATATTTGCCTGCTTGATTTAAACCACCAATAGGACCGGCCTTAATAATGCCGCTTCGGTTAGTTCTGTTTAGATAGAAGGTTGCAAAGCCGTTTTCTACAGAGGTGGGATTATTTTTAAATTTTAAATGTATTTGTTGTTGCCTATGCCATTCGTTGATGGTTAGGGGAGTATTAATAAGCAAGTTCTTAAAATCATCATAATTATTGAGAATTGAATTCCAAATAGCAAAAATTGAAGAATCATAATCGTTAAGAACTACTTCTTCAACGGAACCATCAAACAGTAATTCAAGTGCTACACCAAAGCCACCAGCAAAGGGCTCGATATATGTTTTATGTGTATTATTAATATCCAATAAGTGCTTTACGTAACTTGCTAACTGTGTTTTCCCTCCTGGATAACGCAATGGGGACTTCGTTACTGGCATATCTATCACCTCACCTAATATACTATAATAATTCACAAAGAATGGCCACTCTTAATTTTTACGATGGAACATTCGAGCGCTAGCTTCATTAATAAGTGATAACTTTTGAATAATTTCGTCTGAGTGGTCATTAAACCAATAATTTAATATTGTATCTGCAATAGGTGCTCCTATATTTTTAAACCACACTTTATCTTTTTTTTTCTCGCTAGTTTTTTCGTTTATCCCAAGATTAATTAAGTCTTCTTGAACAACATCATAGTTTATGCCATTATTGACAAAAAAGTCACAGTCGTAAATACTTGAATCGGCAGGTAATTTTTTTAAGTAGTTTCGCAAAATGCTTTCGATTTTTACATTGCCATGTCCAGGAAGTATAAAGACATTTCCTTCAACAGCATCTATGGGCAAATCAAATATTTTTAATCTATCCAGCTCATTTTTTAAATCCCCACTATTTTTCGATAAATCTGGATCTAGTACAAATAAATCATTATGATATCTTATTTGATCTGAATGAAAAAGATGAATTAGACTGTTCCATGGAATTGAAACGTCCATAAATGATATCTTTTCTTCAGTTAGATAGTCTACCTTACTTGAATTGATAGGGATAGATAGTTGAACTATATTTTTAAAAAACCAACGAGCGGTGTCATCTTCTAAAAAGCAACATACTTTTTCAGTTTTGGGTGGTACCAGAGAGTAAGTTTCTTGTAAGTTATGTCTATAAAAACCAGGGTCGGGATTTTCTTTTACCTTAACTATTCCTGGTTGATACTTCGAAACAGACAGATAATTAATCATAACTCTATTATTCTTGCTCATATGTTCTAGAAGTGTTAGACTGTGCGTTGTGAAAATAATTTGTAAATCTAATTCTATTGATTTTTTTACTAGCCAATCTAAAAGTTTGTTTTGTGCAGCGGGATGAAGACTAGCATCAATCTCATCTATAGCTAATATTCCACCAAGATATTCTTCATTAAGTTCTTTTTTTAAATTATCAAAGGATAATACTGCTTCAATTATTTGACCAGTATTATCTTGTCCATTGGAATTTGATGCAAAACCGTAGTAGTCAGTTTTTATAGTCGATTTTAGACGCCCAATACCAATATCAAGATTACTGCTTTCTGTGTGCTCTATATCTAAATTTTCAGAAAGTATTTTAGAATGAATTCGAGTAATCTCTTGTTTGTAGTGTTCAGGTATGGAAACCTTTTTTCCACTTTTATGTTCTCCAAGTGGTATTAGCCGCGAAAGGCCTAAATAGTAAGATGGCCAAGGTATTTTTGCTTCAGAATTATATTGTTCTTTATCCTTTTTAGGGACTAAACGATATCTTTTTGTTTTGTCATTGTAATTCTGAATAATAGCCCTAAAAATCATTTTTTTAGGAACTCCAGCAGGTCGTTCACCATCTAAAGTAATTTCTACTTTTTCCCCTATATCATCTTGTTGGCTATCATACATAATAACAGAACTAAATTCTCCTCTGAAACGAGAGTTAAAAAGAGTTTTATACTTAGAAGGTAATTCTCCTATATTTGTTAAAATAGCTAAAAGAGTAGATTTGCCAATACCATTTAATCCTGCTATGGCTGTTACGTTAGAGCTTAAATTAATGGTAGTTTCTTTTTGGAAGGCTCTAAAGTCTTTAACCTTTAATTGTTTAATCCACATAAATTCATCTCCTATTGGTTAACGCCGGTTGCTCTTTCAATTTCTGCGATAGTGACACTTCTTTCTGATGCTAATTGCTTTATCTTGTCTAGAAGTCCCATAAAATCAGTCCTTTCTTAAATTATTACCACGCCGACAACTTCGAAGTCATCATCGACAGTAATGACGATGTCATCATAGTTCTTATTCAATGAGATCAAACGGCAGCTGCGTCTGTTGTCGGAAAATACAATCTTCTTAACGTAAGCATTTCCGTTTAATTCTGCAATGACGAATTGATTGCTCCTGACTTCACTGGTTTCAAATACTCTGTTTACATAAATGATTTGCCCGTCTGAAAAAAGCGGAGTCATGGAGTCACCATTAACACGCACTGCAAAATCATATTCAGGAGGTTTGTTGTTAACGGACACTTCTTCGTGCTGCTCTCTGGTCAGCCATTCGCCGGTTCCGGCAGAAACAGCGCCCAGGACATCTACATAATAAACATTTTTTGTGTCATTTATAGAATGGACTTTATTTTGCTGACGCATTTGTTCTTTGAGTTGCACTCCGGCATAGTCAACAACTTTTTTCTTTCTGTCCAAATTCAATTTTTCGTATTTAGCTAGTAAGCTTAGTTTTAAACCGTCTTCAGTATTGTTGTTTGCAGTTTTAAATCTTAAATCAATATCAGATTTTAGAACATTAAAGTAATCGGCTATTTTTTGTAAATTTCCCATTGTAGGGAGTGATGTACCCTTCACATATCCAGTGATTGTACTTTTAGGTATTTGCAAATCTCTGTGCAAATCAATTTGCTTTTTGTTATTCAGATTTAGTAACTCGTTTAATTTGATAGAGAAATAAAGTTTGTTTTTGTCATCTTGTGGGCTGCTTTTAACCATGTTAAATCACCTCCAAGGATTATTATATAAGAAAAAAAGATATTTTACTATCAACAAGTACGAAAAAAAGCGACTTTTTAACAAAAAACACTTTACAAAGTACGAAAATAATCGTACTATATACATGTAAGGTTGATTGAGACCTTAACAATCTAGAAAGGAGAATACGGTTCTTGAAAAGGACAGAAAAAAAGAACCAAGAGAAAGAAAATTGTCAGAAAGAATGGATGTTTCGAATAACGGTCGGAACATTCATTCTAGAAGTGATTGACAAGATTCATTCTTGGTTCTTCTAAAACAAATACTAAAGTCAGGGGAGAAATCCCCCAGGCTTTAGTATACCTTGATAGGACCCATTATTCAACATGAAAAGAGAGACAAAAGATAAAATTACCTTAGGATTGCTGATAGGTATAGCATTGCTGAATCTGATTGATTTAGCACTTAAATTATTCTAGGAAGGAGATGGTTAATTTGCCAAAGATAACTCTTAAGGCCGCCAGGGTCAATGCAGGATTAACCCAGAAAGAAGCGGCAAAATTGCTCGGCATCAATTTTCAAACGTTGTCAAAATACGAAAAGGATAGTTCCACTATACCTTTTGCGTTAGTCGAAAAAGCAAGCAGGATTTACTCATTCCCAATCTCTTGCTTTTTTTTGGGCAAAAAGTACGAAAATAATCGTACTTTTTAAGACGTAAGTCAGGAGGAATTGAAATGGATTTGATTAAAGTCATGGTCAAGAATGACCAGCAGTTAGTTAGTGCAAGGGATTTATATCATGGGCTTGAATTGAAAATCAGATTTAGTTTATGGGTTTCAAAAAATTTTCACGAATTTGAAGAAGGCGAAGATTTCACCAGTGTATCTCGAGATACGGAGGTTAAAAATAACGGAGGAATTCAAATTCGTGAGCTCCAAGATTACGCACTAACATTAGACATGGCCAAACAGTTGTGCATGATGAGCCATTCTGATTTAGGCAAGAAATACCGCCGCTACTTCATCGAGCTTGAGCGCAAGTGGAATGATCCACAGGAGGTCGTAAAGCGAGGGTATGCAATTCTCCAAAACGAGAATGCACGTCTCAAGATTGAACTTGAAACGGCAAAACCTAAGGCACTCTTTGCCGATAGTGTTGCGGCAAGTGATACGACAATCCTTATTGGGGAGCTTGCCAAGATTATCCGTGGCAACGGTGTTGACATCGGGGCTAACAGGCTGTTCAGATGGCTTCGCGAACACGGTTATCTGATCAGCAGAAAGGGGTCCGACTATAACATGCCTACACAGAAGAGCATGGAGTTAGGCCTATTCAAGATTATTGAAAGAACCATCAATCAAAGCGATGGCTCAAGCAGAATATGCAAGACCACGAAGGTTACTGGCAAGGGCCAGCAGTACTTCGTGAACAAGTTTGTCGGAGAGGAGGATTTGGCATGCAGAATCTGAAAGCTGAAGTGACCATAACTATTCCAAAGGACATGGTTTTGGTCAATCGGGTCGATTATGAAGACCTGAAGCGGCAGGCTGAAGAGGTCAAAACGTGGTCCGTCGCGGATTTCAAACGGGAGTTGGATATCCCAAAGAATGTCACATGGATTAAAGAATGCCTTCTCAAGCCCAACATCAGCGAAATCAAAAGCTGGTGCACCTTAAAGGAGGGAAGTGGCGGGAGAACAGGAACTGTAATCCTGTCTACCGGGGCTAAGAAGTGGTATAAGGAATTCTTCCCGAAAATTGACTGGGAAGAAAAAATTTGCGAATAGGAGGAAACGGGCCCAGGAATGGATGGAAGAAAACCGCCAGCGGATTGACTGGCGGGCGAAGTTGCCAAGATAGGAGATAAAAATAATGTTTGTAAAAAATTCATCAGTAACCATTGAAACTAAAGACTTTGCCATGCTTCTGGCTATGCTGCCATCTTGTGGTTGGAAGACAATCAACGGAAAGAAAAAAAGTATGGAAATGATAAAAAGGTCATTCTATGTAGATGAGAGACTGGGAACAACGATAAATGCATACATTAATGCGTTCACCGTTTTGGAGATAGAACGAAGCAGAGGTAAAAACCGTAACGAGCTCATCAACGTTATCCGCACTCGCAATAAAAACGATGCAGAAGATATGGAAAAAGCAATCAAGGATATTGAAGAAGGTGGCAATAAATGAATGAAAAGGAATTACTTATTGCGTTGAAACTAACGCAGCATAACCATCGCATTCTGATGGAAATCAAAAACAAACAATTGGAGGCGAAGAAATGAAAAAATTCAGAATTACGTACAAAGAACTCAATGAGGAGCATTATCCCCTCGAAAGTCGGCTTACCATTTTAGACGTTTGCGATATCGAAATTGACGAAGGTTTTGTTGCCGTTTGGATTGATGGCGGCCACAAAGGTGCTGCACCTGATATGGCCATCAATGCTAATTTAGTGTATAAAATCGAACGAATCAAGGGGGAAGAAAAATGAAGAACTTATCTGATATCAGAAAAGAACGTAAAGACGTCCTGACATACTGGACTGTCGGAGACATTACGGAAAACTGGGCACCAGAAAGAGTTGCCTGCATTGCCGTTTTTCTAGAAGAATTGGATGGCGAAAAAGACGCCATCGTAAGGGGGTGATTTTATGGAAGAACAAGATCCGGAAGAAATTGTTAGAGATTTTGTCCGCAATGCTAAAAAAGCCCACAGCGTTCTGTGGGCGTTCGACCAACTCATTTTGAAGGACAGCAAGTGGTGGAAACCTCATGCCGCTCTGCTAAAAATGCTGACAGAGTTTGACAAAATCGACGTAGACTAAAAAACCGCCCAATGTAAGGGCGGTCATAAAAGATATCGTGCTAAGTATAGCACACTTTAGGAGGATTTTGAATGGAAGCCTTGAAAAAAATTGAAGTTAACTACACACCAGGAACAATCGCATTTCCGTCAGCGGATGCACTGAAGGCCTACGTGGCAGAAGTACTGACAAAAACAAAGGGCCTTGTTGCCACGGATGAAAGTATCAAGGCGACGAAAACGAGCCGAACAGAAGTAAACAAGCTTCAAAAGGCCATTGCTGACGTAAGAAAACAGTATAAGAAGGAGTGGGACCGGCCTTTCGTCGAGTTTGAAAGCACGCTCAAGGCTCTTGAAGGTGACTGCAAAGCCGCCAGCGCCGACCTTAAAGCTGCGATTGATAGCTTTGAAGATCAGCAAAAAGAGGAGCGCCGTAAAGCTGTGCAGGGGCTTATCGACGAGATGGCTCCTAATTATGGCGTCAGTGCTGACAAAATTGAAATCATCGATAAATGGCTGTTAAAGTCAACGGCCAAAAAGACAATTTTGGAAGAAATTGCCGAGTCGATGAAGGTTGCTGCAAACATGGCCAAAGAGGCTGAAAAAATCTCACGAGAATGTGTCAGTCGAGGAATAGTACCTGAGAGGTATCTGGATCTGCATCAAAAAGGGATGAGTTATATCGATGTCGAAAACCTCATCGAAGACGATTTGAAAAAAAACGAAGAGGTCGAGGACCTTTTCAAGGCTCATAGGCAAGCGGAAACAGCCGAAAAAAAGGCGAAGATGGTTGATCTCGGTGATGGGAAACTCATTGATACCGTTACTGGTGAGGTTAAGCAAGAATTGCAGCAAGTAAGCTTTACCTTGCGCGGAACTAAAGATCAGCTTGATAATTTGGCCAGATACTGCGTTCAAGCGGGAATCAACGTGATTAAGGCTAGTGATCGAGAAGCAATCATAGAGTAAGGAGGCGGAATCATTGGAAGAAAATCAAGAAAAAGACATGGTGTCTTTGTATAAGGCTCTCAGTGAGTTCCGTCAGAATATAAAGCAACCCGCCAAAGATGGCAAAAATCCCTATTTTAAAAGTGCCTACGTGACACTTGAGGGTGTCATCAAGGCAGTCGATGAAGCCATGTCAGACACGGGGCTGTCATTTATCCAGGAGGTAGCTACGGTTAACGGACTTCCTGCAGTGCGCACGGTTTTGATGCACGAAAAGGGCGGAGTAATGATGAGCGGGTGGCTTAGCTTGCCTCTTAAGCAGAATGCTACCCCTCAGGACGTCGGCTCTCTCATAACATACGCCAAGCGATATCAGTTGGCAGGTTTCATGGGTGTTGCGAGTGACGTTGATGATGACGGCATGCAATCCAGTCAGTATCGGCCAAATCAAGACTATCAGCAACAGAATTCCGGTTATTATCAGCCTCAACAGAATAGGCAGAACAACGGCAACGATGTAGTTGCTCATTGGCGTCAGGTGATGGCGGACGTTTGTCAACGATTAGGAACGGATCAGAAGATCGTTATGAATGCGATCAAGCAAGTCATTGCTGAATCTACTAGATACAAAAATTATGCCAACTGGAGCGATGCTGCTAAAAGAAATGCAGAAATTGCTATCATGAGGAATTTAGTAAAAGAGAACATGTAGGCATCCCTCGATGGATTTTTTAGGCTAGGCCTACGTTCAAATAAAGAGGCTTGTCTTACCTCCCTGGCACATCGTACCACAGGCAAGCTGTGGTTATCTCGTGCAAAGGAGGTGACAAGCCATGAAAGAAATAATAATCATCCTCATTTTAATCTATTTAATCTTGAATAGCAATAGGGCCTAGCCTAAAAGGGCGCCGACGCAGAGAGCGTCGGCGCCCTGGGGGTGATTTTAGAAAGGAGGATACTTTTTTGAAAGTTGAAAAGATACGGCGCAAAGGATTTACTGTGATAAGCAATGATGTTCTGAATAATACTGCATTGAGCTGGAAGGCTAAGGGAATCTTTGCGTACCTATGGTCGCAATCTGATTCTTGGAATTTTTATGAAGTTGAAGTATTAAAGCATTCCACTGATGGGAAGGCATCTTTGAAGGCTGGATTAAAAGAGCTTGAATCTGCTGGATATTTAAAACGTTATCGTGTGCGAGACGGAAAAGGCTTTTTGAGAGAAAGCAAATGGATTTTGTCAGAAGAACCTATGTCCGATTATCCAACGTTGGATAATCCAACGTTGGAAAACCGTACGTTGGAAAATCGGACACTAACAAATACTAACTATAACAATACTAATAATAACAATACTGATAAAAACGAAGCAGTCGTTGATACTAGTTTAGTTAACATAGTGGATCAGCCGGAAGAAGAATCAATCGACGACGACGGCTTCGAAAAGATCGTTGAATTTTACCAAGAGAATTTCGGCATGATGAGCAGCTTCCTGTGCGACGATATGCGACAGACGTATAACGAATGGCAGCAACAATCAAAGGAACCTGATCTTATCATCATCAAGGCAATGCAAATAGCCTTGAGCAATAACGTGCGCAACTGGAAATACGTATGCGCCGTTCTGCGAACCTGGGAGGATAAGCGACCGCAAAGTTTATCAGATGTCGAAGCACTAGAGGCAGAGCACAAAAACAACAGAACCGCTAAATCAAAACACGCTAAACCAGAAAATCAGAAAACGATGAGGAACTTCGATGAATTGGCGAACAAGCAGAACGCAGGCATTAACATGAGCGAAACCTTGTCGGATATCGAAGCTCTCAAGAATCAACTTTACGGATAGGAGATTGTTATGTACAGAAGAACGCATGCTGCTTCTCACTTTGGAAAAAAAGTTGTCATCGACGGTCTTAAATTTGATTCGATGAAGGAAGCAAGCTTCGTCAGACGGTTTATAAGAGCGACTTTGTCGTATATGACAAAGTCGGGTCAATCAAACACGTGTATGACGTCAAGAATGGTTATACAGAGTACGCCATAGACCAAAAGTCTAAAATAAAGTTTTCTCTGTTTGCGAGAAAGTACGGAATTCCTGTTGAGGTCGTTGTCATGCGTAAGAACTACTTCAATGTCGCCATTCTGGGCACCACGAAAAAAGTCAAGCCGGTGCCGATGGGCAATATCGATTATGACTGGCAGGACATTATCAGATAATCACACCATGGCAAACCAAACACTGCATTTGCCATGGGCACGGACCCTTAGCTCAGTCGGTAGAGCAGACGGCTCATAACCGTCCGGTCGCAGGTTTGAGCCCTGCAGGGTCCATCGCCCCTATATGCTCCGGGGCGACGGATAAATTAGTCTAGCGCTATAGCACGATTACCGGCACTTGCGGCTTAGATACTCACACCATCACTCCAATAGTGTAGCGCAAATCGGCTTATAGCAGCACACGGGCATCATGGCCAGCAATCGAATTGCAACGTGTGCATAGCCGACTGATTGTTCTTGAGTCGATAATCAGTTGGCTAGCCGTTGCAGGCATCATTCCTTTAAGAAATTAGTTGTAACGTACGGATAATCAGGCTCAAGTGTGCCGGAAACGGTCCATCTCATGATGAGGAGGTTCGAGTCCTCTGCCGGCGCATAAAACTAGGAAAGGAGAAGATAGATGGCATGGTATGTAGTCGATACTGAAGAGGACGGCGTGTTGACGAACGTAATCTTCAAAGCAGAAAGTCCTGAAGAGGCTGAACGGAAAGTTAAGGAGGAAAAGAAATGAACGATTTTAAGAAGATTAGGGATGTACTTAAAGGGCTTTCGTGTGAAGAGCTTATTGATGTGTATAATAGCGTCCTTAAAGCCCTTGGCGCTAAAGAACAAGAGTATATCTACGAAAATAGCGACGAAGCGCTTGACAGAGTGTTTAAGGACTGGGAACCGTCGGAAATAATGCATTATCTTGATGACAGGGACTGGCTGAATGCTGACTACTTTGCTTATGACGACGCTTATGGCTGGCAGACACTGGATGATGCCAAGGACGCAGTTGAAGAGTGCGTGGATATAGATAACCTGGCAGTGGCGATCGGGGCTCGAAGCATACACTGTGGAGTGCCTGAAATCGACAGGCTTCTCCAGGAAAAAGAAGGAGAAAAAGGATGCGCATCACAAGAGACTACGGACTTATCAGCTCCAAACTAGAGCATGATTTGCTCGCGAGCATCGACAAAAGCATGCGGGATGACGCCAGAAAACGCAGGAAGAAGGCGCCGGCGCCAAAGCTCGGAAGACAGTACAGTCACAAGTGGAATGGAAGGAGTCTAGGAGGGATATCTCATGACCAAAAGAAGACCGATGAAGCTGGCGGTAGCCGCCAGCGTGCTGGAACTGGCATATGGAAAGGAGGTGTTCGAGAACGCTAAGCTCTACGCGGTTGCCGAAAGCGACGAAGAGGATGAAGTGCTGCGAAGAGCAGCTCGAAGGGTTCTGGCAGCACGCAGTGGCAGCGCAGACATCGCACATCGCACCCGACACAACTGGCGCATCACGATGGTATGCACGGACGCCGACAGCCCAGACTACGGGCGGATACTGTCGTGCCAGTCAATGGCATCCGTGGATCGCTTTCTAGGGCTGCGGACGGGCACTACATACGGCCAGCTCAGGAAGACCAACTCAGCATACATGTGCGGGTGGGAGGTAGAGCGTAGAGAGGTGCATGCGTGATGCGATTCAGGAAGCTGATGGATTACGTTTTGATAGAGGGCCCCGAAGTCGTCGTAGCCCCGGCCAACACGGTCACGAGCTATCGGTATCTCGGGAAGGAGCATCTGGCGGTGGATACCTACGGGCTGCCGTCGTGTGGTACCGACGACTACAGGTACGATGTTATCACGGCAGTACAGGCATACACCGACAGTGACATCGCCGTCATGCTTCACGAGCTGAGCGGGCAGAAGGAGTTTGACCGCGTGATGCAGATTTGGTGTGATGACTCGGGCGACTATGAGCTGATACCCAAGCGCGCCTACCTGCTGCTCCCTGGCTACAAGTTCGACGTAGACCCTGAGGTGCAGTCAAGGCAGATGTCGCTGTTGGATACCCCTGAATATGCCATGAAATATTTGAAAGGAAGTTTGGAAGATGAAAATTGAAATTGAAAAAGAAGACTTTGTAAGATTGGCAGTGTATGCATCATGTGCTGACTTGCCTAAAAAAGAAGAAAACAAGTGCGGAATGACCCTCAGAAAGGTCATGGATAGTCTTGATAAAGGCGTTGCCAATGATGTCGCCGGTGATATGCTTGCTTTGAGAGCCAGGATCGAAGTACTTAACGGGGCAAGTGTTGAAGAATTGGTGAAGGCAACGCTGACAGCTATGATGGGGGAAGATTCCAATGAAAGGGATGAATGAACGTATTGTTTTTGCAGCATTCTTTACATGGGGTGTTGTCATGTATCTGTTTTACAGGTGGTGGTTAGCGGATTGATTGTGTACAGGAAATGGAAGATGAATAGAAGCATCCCCCAATAACTTTTTCAGGCTAGCCCCTTTTGCTGAGGACCAAAAAAGGTTGCCACCTCCTTTTAACGCATCTTATCACAGCAAGCTGTGATTTTGCGATGCTAAAGGAGGTGACAACCTTGGAACAAATCATTTTGATTCTCATTTTAATCTATTTGCTGATAAATAGCAAGTAGGGCTAGCCTGAAGGGCGCGCGTCAAAGCTAACGCATTGGCGCGCGCCCCTTGGGAGTGATGCAGAAATGAGGAAAGCAATTGATACGATATGCGGTACAATTTGCATTTGCCACTCTGAATTCGAAAAAAGAGAGAAACTCGTTTTAAGGATGCGAGGGAGAAGGTGATTAAAGATGAATGATTTATCGAACGAACTAAAAGCTCTGATCGAAGAAGGGAGCGGCTATCGCCAAAACATGACTATTGAGCCGTTGGGAGATGGTGAGTGGTGCAGTATATCCACAATGTCCGACGATATTTACGGGGACAACATTGTCATCTACGCACGGCGAACGGACGGAATGATCGAATTAAGTGATTTCGGGGTGACGGATTTCAATATCAACGACGAATACAAATATATAATCGAGGTGGAATGCAAGATCTGGCACTTGATCTATGACCTTGAAAAACGCACCGATATCCATACGACTGTGGCGGCACGGCCAAAAGATTTCTGCTATGCCTTTACGCGTATAGACTGGGCTGTCACGAGCATTAACAACATAGCTGCCTATCTGCTTGAGGAAGGAAAATGAAATTATGGGAGATGAAACAAAATGAATGAGGAAGAATTACTCAGACAACTGAAACACAATCTGGTGATATTTGCTAAAGACTACAGACGTATTTTTAAAGAGTATAAAGATGATAAAGATCAGCATTTAAGTTGGAGTTATAAAACAGCAATAGGACTAGCAAGAATATCTGGCCAAGACGTAATGACCAATTTAGGAATGCTTGAATATTTATGGGACAAAAAAGCCGAAGAACATGATGAAAAAATCAGACAAAAGTTAAAAGAAGTTAAAAGAGCAAAAGGGGAAGGAAAATTCCGATGAAAGAGATGAATAAATTAGGATGCATTGTTTCTGCAGCATTCTTTGCATGGTGTATGCTGATGTTTCTGATATGCAACTGGCTTGTGAGGTGAGACGATGGGATTGAAGTTTGGAAAAGCGGTTACGATGATTGTGGAAAGATATGGCTGGAGTGCATTTGACAACTTGAGTGCAATTAATGATCCGGATCTTGGCAAGGCTGTTGAAATGGTTCGGAAGGTCAGGAAGAAAAAGGACGATATACATGCGAATAAAACTGGTGCAGACTTGCGCCGTGCACGTCCGCCACGCGAGAAAATCGAGAAAATGGTTGATAAGGGAATGACTTATGCCGAGATTGGAGAGGCAATCGGTTCCACTCCCGAAGCGGCAAGCAAGACTGTCAGGAAGTATGGGTTGTCAGAAAGATACTGGCTTGCGCATGGCATGTACAATCTCATCAAATCAGATCCCTATCGCAAGTTAGTTGAGCAGAAGAAAGCTGAGCTGAAATCCTTGATTAATCACGGAGCCACCGATGCCGCCATAGGTGCGGAATTAGGAATGACCGTCGGTCGAGTCAAATACTGGATTAAGGAATGGAATCTAGGGCGTAGGAAGCATATTATCGCAACCGGGAGGTTCAGATAATAAGCAGGAGGGGAGGATTGAATGAACCCACAGAGATATGCTGTCCGTGTTGTTAACAGCAGAGCGTTATGGTATGCAAGGACTGATGATAACAGAATAATTACCGTATCCTCAGCAAGCATCCCAAGAAATTTGTCCGATACATGGACTTTTGAAGAAATAAGAAACTATCATCTTGAAAATGCTTTGAGAATCCGCGTGTAAAACAAAAATGACTCCACAGGGGAGCCACTCTCTAAACAATCAACTAATATATTATAGCATTATAGCAAAGGGAGTGGCGTAGTGGAAGATTTACTGTTGGAGATCGATAACATCGACTATAAAGCAACTGCCAACAATGTTAAGAATTTCTTGGAAAATAAATTGCCCTGCATTTTGCGTTTGGCAAATTCCAGTCCAGCAAGCCTGGCATCACCGGTTATTTCCGACATGCCGGTTAATCGAGGCGGGGGCAATCACAGCGAAGAGAAGATGGTCAAGTACGTTGCTGCCAGAGCAATCATCGATGGGGTATCACAAGCGCTTGCGCATTGTTCCCAGACGTCATCCCACATCCTCAAAGAACGATATGTTGCAGGCATGGAGAACTGGCAAATAATTGAGACTATGTACTGTGAACGCGCAACGTACTACAAGCTTCGAGACAAGGCATACAATGAATTCGCTGATTGTTTGGAACTGCAGCAGGGGTGTCCGGATCTGCACGTGTATAAAAATTAGACGATTGCTAGACGATTGCGAGACAAACACTGGACACATACTAGACGCATTAGGTGCTAACATAGTAGTGTTGAATAGTTACGGATAGGGCAAGGGAAACCTTGTCTTTTTTAATATCAGAAAGAAGGTGTGGTGGTGTTATGTGAGCAGAGGTCTAACTGCTAAACAAAGAGTTTTTGCAGACGAGTATTTAAAAGATGGTAATGCCTATCAGGCTGCAATAAAGGCAGGCTATTCTGATAACTATGCAAAGGCACAATCATCTAAATTGTTGGAAAATGTAGGAATAAAATCCTACATTGATGCCAAAATGTCCGAAATTGAATCTAAGAAGATAGCTACTGCACGCGAGGTAATGGAATTCTATGCGAGGGTGTTGCGTGGGGATGAAACGGAAGAGGTGGTTGTAGCCGGTCTTGACGGTGCTGAAGTTGTCGAACGCAAACCGCAGCTAAAAGAGCGGATTACCGTTGCCAAGGAAATTATGAAACGATACCCGTTAGCAGGAAACGATCCCGCCCTTGCTGAACAGTTGCGCAAGATTAAGGCGGAAGCCGATATTGCTGAATGGAAAGCTAAAGAGTTGCTTGGTGATAATAATGCAGAAGATAAAACAACACTGATAGATGATATTGGAGGCGAAGCAGATGGGGCAAACAATTAAGATGTCTAAACTGATTAATCCTCATTTCTATCGCCTTTGGTGCACTTCAAAGCCATATGTTGTTGCTAAAGGGGGACGCGGATCATTTAAATCATCTGTTATTAGTTTAAAGTTGGTAGCCATGGTTAAGCATTGGACTCAATTAGGAAAAAATGTATCTGTAATTTGTGTGCGAGAGAATGCCAGCTATTTGAGAGATTCAGTCTATAGTCAAATTAAGTGGGCATTGGATATGCTTAGTCTTTACGATGAGTATAAATTCTATACTAGTCCACTTAGGATCGTGCATAGGCGTACTGGAAGCACGTTTTATTTCTATGGCGCAGATGATCCGATGAAACTAAAGTCGAACGTGGTCGGGAACGTGGTTGCTGTTTGGTTTGAAGAAGCTGCAAATTTCAAAGGGCAGACAGTATTTGATCAATCGATACCGACGTTCATACGTCAGAAACCAGTATTTACGAATCAAGTTAAGGTTTTCTTCTCTTACAATCCGCCTAAGAATCCATATGATTGGATTAATGAGTGGGGCAAAAAATGCGAACGTGATGAAGATTACTTTGTAGACACGTCAACTTATCTAGATGATGAGTGGGGATTCACGAATGACGAACAACTTAAATTGATTGAGAAGTACAAGGTTAATGATCCAGATTATTATCGTTGGCTATATCTTGGAGAAGTTGTAGGATTAGGCACTAATGTTTATAACTTTGAGTTGTTTAACCGAGTGGATGAGATACCTGATAATGATTATTTAAGCGATCTTTATTTTTCGATGGATATTGGTCATGATGTATCTGCAACTACCTGTGGCGCTTATGGACTATCGGTAAACGGAAATCTATATGTGTTGGATACTTATTATTACAGCCCAGCAGGAAAAGTTAATAAAAAACCGCCAACGGAACTGGCACAAGATGTGCATGCGTTTGTTGAAAGAACATGCGATAAATACGATATGGATCCGGTTAATATGACGGCAGATAGCGCAGACGGAGCATTAGATAACCAGTACTATTCAATGTTTGGCATCCATTGGCATAAAGTGGCTAAAAAGAAAAAAGTTGAGATGATCGACCGGGTGCAGGACATTCTTGCACAAGGTCGTATTTTTGTACTTGATATTGACGACAATCAGGTATTTTTGTCTGAACATCGTGACTATCGTTGGGATGAAAAAACATTAAACGGCGATGATCCTAAGGTAATTAAGGAAAAAGATCATACTTGCGATCAGTTTATGTATCTTTGCTTAGATAACGAACGCGACTTTGGCTTGAAGTGGTAAAGGAGGCGATGACGTGAGTGTGCTTTCAACGTTAAAGAATTGGTTCAGGAAAGGCGGTGCAAGTCTGGGCATGATAAAAAGTTTGACATTAGTCACTGATGATAGACGGATTGCAATGGATCCAGGCGAATATACGAGAATAAACGTAGCTAAAAAGTACTATTCTGATGACTTTAGACCTATCGAATTTATTAATAGTTACGGAGACAAACGCATGCGCAAATATGAGTCTGTCAATGTAACCAAGTTAGCTGCAAGAAGGTTGGCATCGATTATCTTCAACGAGAGATGCAAAGTAGAAATCGGGGATGATGAGAAAGCAAACGAATTGCTTGAAAGCGTCTTTTTAGATAATGAATTCTACCTGACTTTTGAAGAATACCTAGAGAAATGGATTGCTTTAGGCAGTGGAGCTATCAGACCTTATGTACAAAATGACAAGATAAAACTTGCTTGGATCACCGCTGACCAATTTTATCCATTGCATGTAAACACAAATGAGGTTAAAGAAGCTGCGATCGCAAGCAAAACCACTGTTGTAGAAAATGACAAAAACGTCTATTACACGTTACTTGAGTTTCACGAATGGCAAGATGGCAACTATGTGATCACCAATGAGCTTTACCGTTCGGATAGCGCTGATAGTGTTGGGGTGCAAGTCCCGTTAAGCTCAATTGAAGAATATGCTGATACGCAAGAAACAGCAACTTTAACAGGGTTAGTTAAACCTTTATTTGCTTTCTTCAAGACTCCCGGAGCTAACAACAAGATGTTAGAAAGTCCGCTGGGGTTAGGTTTGATTGATAACGCTAAATCAACAGTAGACGCAATCAACCGCACGCACGATGAATTTATTTGGGACGTTAGATCTGGCAAAAGACGCATGGTAGTTCCTAAGTCGTGGCTAAAGCGTCCAAATGCTAATTCAAGGCGTAGAGATACTGAAACCCATCCACCAATGTTTGATCCAGATGAGACAGTTTACCAAGCTATGTACGGTGACGATAGCGATATCGGCTTTCATGATATGTCTGTTGCGATTCGTGTGGAGCAGTATTCAAGCACAATGGAATTTTTCTTGCACGAGTTTGAAAATGAGATCGGACTTTCGCAAGGAACGTTTACTCAAAGTGCTAGCGGTATACAAACTGCAACAGAAGTAGTTTCAAACAACTCAATGACGTACCAGACTAGATCAAGTTATTTGACTATGGTCGAAAAAACGATTGCACAGCTAGTTGATGCTATTTTAGAACTTTCTCAATGTGGCGAACTCTTTAGTGATGGGAAAGCTCGTTGGACTGGTGATGTGCAAAAGGTCAATATTAACATCGACTTCAACGATGGTGTATTTATCGATCAGGATGCACAACTTAAAAACGACCTACAAGCTTTACAAGCAAGCGCATTACCGATTAAACAATTTTTGATGCGTAATTACAGCTTAGATGAAGCCACGGCTGATGAATGGGTACAACAACTTGAAGAAGAAAAAGCAAGTAGTGAGCCTGCACCAAGTGGTGAAGTAGGCTTGTTCGGAGGTGCTGACGATGGAAATAGAACAGATGTTGGCGAAAGCGGACAAGATAGCTGATTATTACGTTAAATTACAGCAAAAGATCTTTTATTTGCTGATAGACAGTTTTAAGACGACGAGACCTGAATTGATAAATCAGGATGATCCCGAGAGTATTCTAGAGTGGCGCTTGCGTGCTTTATCAAAGATTGGAGCACTGACCAAAGACACTATCAAAATAGTTTCAAACACTTCTGGCAAGTCCGAAAGCTATATCTATGATTTGATCAAAGATGATGGGTTAGAAGTCGCAAAGGACATCAACGCTGAACTATCTGATGCATTGAAACAAAATAAGCCAATCAGTCCAGAAGTCAATAGCATTATCAGCAGTTATGCTGCTCAAACGTTTAGAGATATCAATAACAATGTCAATCAATCGCTGTTATCCACTAACTATTCAAAAAACGGGGCTGTGAGAGCTTATCAAGATATTATCAACCAAACGGTCTTAGAAGTCCAAACAGGTCTTAAAACTCCTGACAGAGCTTTAAAGGACAACATCTATAAATGGCGTGATAATGGCATCAAAACTAATTTGGTAGACAAAGCAGGGCACAATTGGAGCTTAGAAGGTTATACTCGTACTGTAATCCGCACTACTGCAGCTAGAACTTATAATGATCTGCGCATTCAAAGCATGAAAGATTTTGATAGCGTACTAGCGACTATGTCTAGTCATCCGGCATCAAGGCCAGCTTGTGCCCCTATTCAAGGAAAGATAGTCAATATTGTCCCAAGAGAAAGCTCCAGATGCGATCCTGAATATCCCAGCATTTATGATCACGGTTATGGTAAACCAAGCGGGTGCTTTGGTATAAATTGTGGGCATAAGCTATATCCGTACATCAAGGGTGTGTCGCATAATTTCCAAAAGCAATACGATCCTAAAGAAGCGGTCGAAAAGCAAAAGATTCAGCAAAAACAACGGTACTATGAGCGCAATATCAGACGTCTAAAGTACGACTTAGATCTTGCCAGACGCCAAAATGACGTAGCAAGCGAGAGAAAGTTCAGTCAAGCCATTAGAGGGTATCAAGCTAAATTACGTGATCTAGTGAAGAATAACGACTTCTTGACACGGCAGTACGATCGTGAACAAATAGTTCAAACTGTAACTAAAATTGATAAAACAAACAAAACACAGTCACAGCTTTATGTAGAGACAATGCTAAAGAGCGGTCAGTGGGGTAAGAAAATCAATCCAGAAAAACAAGCACCGCATATTGAGTCCACTAGAGTAGAAGGTAAGAGCTATTTGTATGATAATGAAGATCCGCAGGCATTGATGGACAAATATGCTGGTAAGGGTAAATTAAACAGAACTAAAAATGGTTTTGGAAATAAAGAAGTAGTCTATGTTGACCATATCATTGGGATAGATTATAATTCGGGTGAAGAGACAAATTGGATCAAAATCCATCATTCTAAGAAAAGAACTCATATAGTTCCGTACAAGCCTAAGGAGTGACAACTATGGATCTAACTAGATATTGGGGAAAACAGGTAGATGTTATGGATGTTGATGGGATACGTTATAATGGTTTTGTTAGGGCAGTAACTATTCCAGGGGATTCAGACGATAATTGTTATGAAATTGATCTTATTGGCACAGAACAATACGGTGATGATTATTTAACCTTAACAGAGCATGAAATAAAGGAAATATCCGAGGTGGATAATGGCTAAAAGTGATAGTTATGCTAGATGACAAGGAAACTTGGTATCTATATTTTGATGCAGAAGATTATGAATTTATTCGAAGAAAATTTCCTGAATTACACAAATTAGAAGAATCGGAACGGATATTGATACTATTAATAAGGTATTGAAAAATGGTAACCAGATAGAAGATAGCGATAAAGCGGAAGGATATGCATACGATGGTTGGAAAGTTTTTGTTAGCAAAATTACAGGGCTTGTAATTACTATTGAACCATCCAAAAGAAAGAAGATAAAAAATGAGTCAAAAGTTGGATAATATGGAAATCGGATACTTATATTTTGATGCTAAGGATTATTTATTTATTCAGAAAAAGTTTCCTGAATTATATAATCTGTTTGAACAATATGTAGATAGGCGATCAAATGAAATAAGATTGGCTGTTACTGATAAAAGTTGTGATTATCTTGATAATAAAGTTTTGTTGGCCATTACAGAAAGTGCTGCTTATACACCTGATGGTAATCCAACTGATAACGCAGTTAAGTTAGAAACGATTTGGGATAAAGCTTAAACATCGGGAAACCGGTGTTTTTTGTTATAAAAAACTCTAATATTTGACCTAAGCAAGTCGTAAAAAGGCTTATTTTTTATGCGATCAGATCAGCGTGGGGCGTTCCACGTAAAATAAATACGTTAGGAGGTATCGCATAATGCAACGAGAATTTTTGCAGAATTTAGGACTTAGTGACGATCAAGTGCAAGCCGTTTTGACTCAACATGGTAAGTCGACAAATGAGATCAAGGGAAAACTTGCACGAGCAGAAGAACAGGTAGCAGATTTGCAAAATCAAATCGGTGATCGTGACAAACAACTGAAGAAACTTGAGAAGACTGTTGGTGATAATCAAGAGTTAGCCCAAGAAATTGATAAGTTGCGAAAAGAAAATGAGCAAACTGCCAAAGATTATCAAAGTAAGATCACGAAGCAAGCTAAAGATTTTGCAATCACTAATGCTTTGAAAGATGCAGGGGCTAAAAATACTAAAGCGGTTCTTGCTCTGTTGGATTTAGACAAGGTATCTGTTGATGAAGATGGTCAGCTATTCGGAATTGCCGAACAGTTAGAAGAACTTCAAAAGACGGATGCCTATTTGTTTACACCAAAGCAAATAGAACTAGAGAAAAAGGGCCCTGTCAACCTGTTTGCTGGTGGTAATCCTAGTTCTAACGTGGCTAAGGATCCTAAGAATATGTCATTAGACGAACAGACTGATCTATATCGAAAAGATCCTTCGCAATGGCAAAGTTTGTTCGGCAATAACAATAAATAGAAAGGCGGAATTTTAAATTATGGAAACACATTTATCAGATATGATTGTTCCTGAGGTCTTTGGGAATTATGTATTAAATACAGCACTTAAAACCAACCGCTTTGTGCAAAGTGGTATTTTGACACCAGATCCGGATCTTGGACCACATTTGTTGGAAGCAGGTACAAAGATCACAGTACCTTTTATCAACGATCTATCTGGTGATCCAGACAACTGGACCGACACTGACGACATCCCTGTAGATCAACTTACATCAGGTAAACAACTAGGTTTGAAATTTTATCAAAGTAAAGCCTTTGGTTACACTTCATTATCTCAAATGATCTCCGGGGCCCCTATCCAAACAACGATCGGTAATCGCTTTGCAAGCTTCTGGACTCGCGCTGATGAGAAAATGCTATTAGCGGTTTTGGATGGTGTTATGGGCGTAACGAAGGTTAAAAACAGCAAATTCTATGATGCAACTTCTAAGACGCCAACAGACGCAGCTTTCAGTGCCAAAGGTTTTATTGCAGCCATTGGTTTGATGGGCGATCTTCAAGATACTTCATTTGGAGCAATTGCCGTTAACTCTGCTACCTACTCAATGATGAAGTTGCAAGGGCTTATCGAAACTATTCAACCTCAAAATGGCGCTATGCCTTTTGAAGCATATAATGGTTTGCGGATCGTACTTGATGACGATATCCCAGTTGATCTGACTAACAAGCAAAAGCCAACAACAACGTCTTATATCTTTGCTCCAGGAGCAGTTCGTTATTCTAGCGTTTTGGCAAGTACTGAAACTAAGTATGATCCGATCAAAAATGGTGGGACAGATACGATTGTTCAAAAACGTGTAGGAACGATTCACGTTGCTGGCACGTCAGTTAAACCATCATTTGCACCAACTAAGAGCACATTCCCGACGATGGAAGAGTTTGGCAAGTCTAGCACCTGGGAAGTTGTTGATGGCATTGATCCACGTACGATCGGCGTTGTTGCATACAAAGCTGAGTTAGATCCTGCATTAGTTCCAGGCGCAGAAGTTACAACTGCTGGCCCAGGAGCTGCAGTTCCTGGTACAGAACATTAGGAAAGGTCGTGAGCTGAATGCTAAGCTTTTCAGAATATCAAGAGCTTGGTGGTAGGCTGACTGATGAAGTTATATACACCAAGTTGGAGCATGATGCAGTTCAACTTTTGAACACTGCGACACAGATGTTTTATGTTAGAAATGACATCAGCACTGATCAAGATGAGTGGCGGGTAAAGATGTTTAAAATGGCTTTAGTTGCACAGATTGATTACACAAATGACGTCGGTGCTTCGACAGAGTATGAAATGGCACAAAAAGCTGTTAAGAGTGTGTCTATTGATGGAACTACTGTTACAACTGACGGAACATTCAAAGATAGTAGCACTGGCGGGATCTATAATATTGCTTTAGATTACCTTCTTCAAACAGGCTTGCTTTTTGGGGGTGTGGACATATGTTAAAGCCACCAAAAAATATGTGCAATCAAAACATTATCCTGAAGCTTAAAGTTGAAGATCCTGACGATATTTACGGTGAGTCTACTGATTTTGACGAGATTAAGTTAGATAATTGTGTGGTCCACGCTCGTACTGTCTACGAAGGATCCAACAACAATCGTCAGATCGTATCAAATGCAACTGTTATGCTATATTCTGGGATCACGACACCATTTATTGAACTGACAAAGGATCATCTTGGCTCAAAGGTCGAGTACAACGGTATTGAATACACGTTGACAAACATCAGCGAGTCAAGAGATCCATTCAGTGACGAGCTTTATCAATACAAACTACAAGTTGTTTAGGGGTGAATTAAGTGAGCGTTAAAGTCAATGTTAGTAGTGACGGCTTAGATAGAAAGTTCAGTCATTCCAGCTTAGTTCGTGGTCGTAAAGCGGCGGCTAATGATGCACATCAAGCTATGGAAAAATACGTACCTATGCTTCATACCGATGCTTCAACAAATTTGCGGAGCATGTCATTTGTAAACAGTGACGGGACTAGCATAAACTATAATGCTGTGTACGCCAGAGCCCAGTTCTACGGTTTTGTTGGTCGTGCTCCGGGGCATCGTGTACATAATTACACGACTCCGGGGACTTCAAGACGTTGGGATCTACGTTTGAAAGGCAATAAGCATGACATGGTCTTAGTCAAAGAAGCTTTTGTGAAGGGGGCTCAGTGGAATGGATCTTGATCTTCAGGAGTCGTTAGCAAAGTCGATCATGAAAGGTACAGGGCTAAAACTTAAAGTAGCTTATTTATCGCCTGATAGCGATATTGGCTTAGTACCTGTGCAAGGATCCCACGTTGTTGAGGCTGACTATTCAGGCAATCAGCTTTGGCAGTACAATTATGCGATTACGATCAAAACTAAAAGCGCACGAGAGGCTAAGGAAAAGCTCTTTGCTATCAGCAACTATTTGAATGGCTTGGATGAGCTATTAAGTGGAAATGGTAGCTTCAGATTTAATAATTTAGAAGTTTCTAGTGCGCCGAGTGAATTACTAGAAGATACAGCAGGGACGGTGATGTATGAGTTAGACATCGCCGTTTTTGTATACACAAAACGATAGGAGGCCGTATAGATGGCAAAAAATACAAAGCCCATTGTGGGTACAGAATTAACAACTAAGGGGGCAGCGCTCAACGTTGTTAATAAATTATATCTTGATACGACAGATTCAACAGATCTAAATGATGTCACTACCGGCAAATGGGCGTGGTTAGCGTTAGATATTACGCAGATCACTCCAAGTGCCAATGAAACTTCGCAATCCGATGCTGACTATGCAGGTAACGGTTTTGGGTCTACTGAAATTACTTCTAAACGTTATCAATTAGCGGTTACTGGTAAACGTCACATTGGTGATGCTGCGCAAGATTATGTTGCAACTAAACAATTTGCGATCGGTAATGCTCTGCATACTCGTGCACTTTGGATTGATAATGGTGAAGCTATCTTGGCAGAGGTCACATTGTCAAACATTGTTCCAACGGGGGGTAATGCTAATGCTAGCCAAACGTTCCAAGTGACGATCGTGTTCAACGGTGCACCGGTTGCAATTGATGGCAAGCTGACAATGAGCGATCAACCCACAGAAGATGGCACATACACAGCGACAGTTACACCAAAGAACCAAGGCTAAAAAACATAGAAACAGAGACGAGAAATGTGAGACGAAAAAAGAAAGGGGAATTTAATTATGTCAGTACTTAATTTAGATCAACAATTAACAGTCGATAACAAAAAGACAGTCCAAATCGGTGGTAAAGAATACGAGCTTATCTTTAACGATAAATTTGCCAAGCTTGTTGCCGATATGCAACTCAAGGTGGCAGAAGCAACAAAAGACTTTGATGGCGATGCTAAATTAGAGCAATTTGCCAAGAAAGAATACGCTGAACAAAAAGAACAGTTGATGACAGCTTTCGATAAGGGCAAAGTAGTCGTCATTGACGCCTTAGATCAGTTGTTAGGTGAAGGCGAGGGTGAACGTTTGTACAAGCACTACAACGAGTCTACTCAAGCTTTGATCGCTTTAGTTGCCTTATTGAATAAAGCTGCAAATGATGCTGTGTGTGAAACTAAAGCTAAAAACCGAGCTGAGCGTCGAGCTAAATATAAGAAAAACCACTAGAGGTGATGTGGCATGCTAAGTTTAACGCAAGATCCGTTAAATGAAGTGATCTTCAATGGTAAGAGCTACCACCTAGACTTAGCTTTCGATACAGTTCTTCAATATCTACAGCTTTCGTCAGATGAAGATCTGTCAAAAGAGGAAAAGGTGGAGTATGCTATCACTCTCTTTTTGGATGAGCAAGATCTACCTAACGATCCAGAGTTTTATGAGCTAATATTTAAAGCTGTGAATGAAGAAATAACGGCAGATCCTTATGGCAATAATATGCCAAATAGTAACCCGTTTGGACTAGCGCCAATTAAGTATTTTGATTACGTTCAAGACGCAGAAGCTATTTTTGCTAGTTTCATGCGTGAGTATAAAATCAACCTACTCAAACAACGTGGGAAAATGCACTGGCGAGAGTTCAAAGCTTTATTTGATGGATTAAGTGAAAATTCGTACATGCAACGTATCATTTCCATTAGACAGCGTGATCTAAGCGAAGTTGATGATAGTAAGATGCGTCAGCAATTGACAGAAGCTAAAAGTTACTATGCGCTAGACGAGCCGCAAAAAGAAGAAGTCAAGCAAGAGCACGTAGCACAGACATCAGCGTTATCTGCAATGTTCAAAGCTATGCAAGGTCAAGTAAAGAAAGGGGGCTAGTGAATGGCAGCAGATGCAAGTGTTGTTATTGATTTTGATGTCAAAATGCAACAATTAGAATCAGATAGAGATCAGATCAATAAAATTTTGTCAGCAATCGGTGAAAATACTGGCGACAAGATGGATGACGAATTCAAAAAGTCAGCTGATAAAGTTGTAAGCGAGGCAAAAAATGTCAAAAAAGATGTCGATGCAGAACTCAAAAAGCCAACAGCCACGATCACACCTAAAGTTGATGATAGCGAAGCGCAGAAAGGTACACAAAAGATCATCACTAGCCTTCGTAAGATTCCTAAAGATCAAAAGGTAAAGTTAGATGCTGACGCTAAAAAGGCAGGCATAGACGATTTTACGAACCTTTTGAAACGGGTCCCTAAAAAAACTCGAACGGAGATCTTGGCTCAAGCGCAAAAGGGCGAAGTGATCGATTATGAAACGTTGCTAAACAAGCTACCTAAAAAGGTCTTGACTGAAGTTCAATTAAACGACAACGCAAGCGATAAGTTAAGGACTATTAAGAAAGAATCCGAAAATACTAAAAATGGCTTTACGCGCTTAAAAACTATTGTAGCTGGATCATTTCTTGGTGGTGCTGCGCTAAGCGGTGTGTCTATTCTTGTTGATGGTCTAAAAAATGTTGCCGTTGAAGGGGCGAATGCTTCAGATGCGATGGACAAATTTAGATCAACAATGAAACTTGGTGGCTTTGGTGAAGCTGAGATCAAAAAGGCCTCTGATCAAGTCATGGACTATGCTAACAAGACGGTCTATGACCTTGACGACATTTCTAATACGACCGCTCAGTTAGCCGCTAACGGTGTTAAGAACTACATGGGGCTAACAGAAGCCGCCGGGAATTTGAACGCCCAAGCTGGTGGTAATGCTGAAACATTCAAATCGGTTGCAATGATGCTTACTCAAACTGCTGGTGCTGGCAAACTGACTACTGAAAACTGGAATCAACTTGCTGACGCTATTCCGGGTGCTTCCGGTGTACTACAAAAAGCAATGAAAGACGCCGGCGCATACACTGGCAATTTCCGTGATGCTATGGCTAACGGCCAAATCACGGCGGAGGAGTTTAGCGACGCTTTGATGAAGCTTGGACATACAGACGGAGCTAAAAAGGCTGCTGAGTCAACTAAGACTTTTCAAGGTGCGATTGGTAACTTAAAAGCGGCAGTCACTGACGGCATGAAGAATGTCATAGACGCTTTTGGTAAGGATCGTATCACCGGGCCTATTAACGGTTTTAGTGGCGCAGTTCAGGAGGCATTTGGGAAGGTCACAAAGACGATCGAGAAAAATAAGAAAGTTATCGATAACGTTGGCGCGGTGTTCTCTAATGTATTTAAAATAGTTGGTGTTGTCGGTAAAGCAGCTTTTGATACAGTGAAAGATGCCATATCTGGTAGCATAAAAGCTTTTGACTGGGTAATGGAAAAAGTTAACAAACTGGTTCCCGGCATGAGCAAGCTAGGCAAAAGTACCTCATCAGTGACTAAACACGAAAAAGCTTTAAGAGCTGTAGGGGTCGCAATCGGTACTATTGTTACAGCTCTGATCACTTTCAAAACAGCTCAAAAAGCAGTGGCGGGCGTTAGTTCGGCAATAAAGACATTATCCAATGTGACAAAAATCGCTTCCGGTGTTCAAAAAGCTTTTAATTTAGTGATGGCCGTTAATCCGTATGTGTTGATCGCTACCGCTATAGTTGCGGTCGGAGTGGCCTTTTATCAAGCGTACAAGCATTCTAAAACATTCCATGATGGAGTAAACAAAATTGCTAAAGTAGTTGTGTCATTTGCTAAAGATGCTTGGAAACACATTTCGGATCTATTCAGCAAAGTTACAAAGATCGTTAAGAAAGTCTGGAAAGAGATTGAACCGATTGTTAAGTCCGGAATGAAAGTTATTCGTGCGGTGATTGAGCTAGAAATGGCTATCATTCAAAAGGCTTGGAATAGAGCTTGGAATACAATCAAAACGGTCGTTCAAGCGATTTGGAAAATCATGGAACCGATCGTTAAATTAGGAATGGGAGTTATCAAAGGCGTTATCTCTGGAACGATGAGTATCATCAGTGGCCTTTGGAAAGGCGCGTGGAATTTGATCAAGGGCGTCTTGCATGGAGTTTGGGAGATAATGAAGTCAATCGTAAAAAACGCCTTAGATGTGATAGCAGACGTTATCAAGATTGTAACTAATGCAATCAAAGGCAACTGGTCCGGTGTTTGGAAAGGCATTAAAAACCTATTTAGCGATATTTGGAATGGTATCAAGTCTACTGGATCGGGAGCAATCAACGGTTTAAAAGATATTATTATCGGAGTTGCTAAGAGTATTGATAGTGCTTGGAGAGGAATTTGGAACGGGGTTGCAAAATTCTTTAGTGGGATTTGGGACGGCATGAAAGACGCTGCTAAAGCTGGGTTTAATGGCATTATTGACTTTGTTAATGGTGGTATCAAAGGTATTAATAGAGTTGTTCATTCCTTCGGTGGTAAAAAACAGACCATTGACCTTATTCCACGTTTGAAAAATGGCGGACGTATTTCAAAATCAACACTAGCATTAGTCAATGATGAG